GTTTCCCAGTCACGATCGGCATGAGCCGATCGGGTGGCAATAAACAAATAAAAACTACAGATTTTGATGACAGAGTAGATATCCTACCTGTATCTAATCCTGATATTTTTTCAACATCTCAAAGAATAGCTATGGCCCAAGAAATGATGCAACTAGTGCAATCGAACCCAGAAATTCATGGTGCTAATGGTATTTATGAAGCTTATCGTAGAATGTATGAGGCTATTGGTATAGATAATGTAGATAGTATTTTAAAACCACCTCCCAATAACTCCCCAGTACCTGTTGAAGCTGGTTTTGAAAATAATATGATATTAATGGGTCAACCAGTACAAGCATTCAAACAACAAAATCATGATGCACATATAATTGCACACAAATCTTTGCTAAAAACTCAACCAGTAAAAACAAATGCTATGGTGCAAGCGGCTATCCACGCACATATTATGGAACACTTACAAATGAAGGCTGAAATATTAGCAGAACAACAACTACCACCTGAATTAGCACAACAATATCAAGGTTTGATGCAAGGCATGCAAAATGTAACGGCTCAAGAAGCAAGTATGATGCAACTTCAGGCTAATGATATCTTAGCTCAGTTCTCTGCTCCTATTTTTGCTCAATTAGTTGAACAATACACGACAGAAGTTTCAGATCCTAGTGATGAAGATCCATTAGTAACAATTAGAAGGCAAGAATTAGCTCTAAAAGGACAAGAATTAGCGCAAGAGCAGATACAATTTAAGGAAGACCAAGAGCGTAAACGTAATGACTCGTTAAGAAGAGATCAAATTGATAGAGAAAGAATAGATACCTCTGAAGATATAGCTGTTATGAAGGATGAGACTACTAGAGATCGGCTAGAACAACAAAGACAGCTCAAATTAATGGACTTAAGTAGAAAATAGAGTAATATAAATAACAATTATGATTAAGAAAACAGAAATTTCTAAACTTGCAACACCCAAAGTTATGGATGCTAAACAAAGTTATTCTAACAAAGGTATTGTAAGCTTAAAAAAAGCACAAAAAGTTTCTGTTAATACTAAAGCAACTCCTGGTATGGGCTCTGGTCAGTCAAGAGGTGTTGGTATTGCAGAATCCGGTAAAAAGTTTTCTGGCGTTTATTAATGTCAATACTTTGGTTACGGGAAAAACTGCTGCAACATTTAGCAGAGAGAAAACAAGCTTTAATGGACACTATTTTGGCAGGTGTTAAAGATATCAGTCAATATGAGTTTCTACGTGGACAATATTCAGCTCTGGTCCAAGTAGAAAATGAATTAAGAGAGCTGCTAGGAAAAGTTATTGAAGATGACGAAGACGAACAAAGTGGTCATTCCTGATCATATAGCAAAAGAAATCGAAGCAGAAAATAAATCTATTTCTCAGAATGTTGAAGAAACAGGCTCAGAATTAGACAAAGCTTATGTGGAGCCTAATGTTAAAGTATTAGATCCAACACTTTTAGATAAATCAATCTTAGAAAGAATGCCTAATCCAACAGGATGGAGAATGTTAATTTTACCGTTTGCAGGCTTAGGTGTTTCAAAAGGTGGTATTGTATTGACACAAGATCATGTTGATCGAGAGAGATTATCAACGGTTTGTGCTTATGTCGTAAAAATGGGTCCGCTTTGTTACAAAGGTGATAAGTTCGATAACATACCTTGGTGTGAAGAAAAACAATGGGTATTGATTGGCCGTTATGCTGGTGCCAGATTCAAACTTGGTGATGATGCTGAATGCAGAATTATTAACGATGATGAAGTAATAGCAACTATACACGATCCAACCGATATCGTTGCAGTATAGGAGAAATATGTCTGAAGAAGCGTTAAATACCAATGAAAGTTCTGAAGAACAAGTAGTTGAAATCGAAGAGGTGGTAGAAGAACCACAAGATGCTGTAGAAACTGAAGAACCCGAAGCGGTTAGTTCTGAAACGGAAGAAGTTACCGAGACAGAAGGCGAGCTTGAGGGTTATTCTGATAAGGTACAGAAAAGAATAAATACTTTAACTCGCCGTTTGCGTGAAGCTGAAAGAGCTAGTGATTCTGCTTACAATATGGCAAATGAGTTGAAAAGTGAAAATGATAAGCTAAAAAAATATGCGGTAGATACTAACCAAAATTTATTTAGTGCTAAAGAGGGTGAGATATCTTCACAAAGAACACAAGCTACTATAGCTTTGAAAAATGCACTAGAAACTGGTGATCACGATAAAGCTGCCAAAGCTCAAGATATTTTAGCTAGACTTGCGGTTGAAGAAAATAATGTAAAGCAAAATCAACAGTATTTATCCCAATCTCAAATAGCTCAACCAAGTCAACCAATCACTCAGCCTCAAGCACAAGAGCCAAGTGATAAAGCAAAAGCTTGGGCGGAAGAAAGAGAGTGGTTTGGTAATGATACAATCATGACTGCCGCTACTTTTGCAATACACCAAGATTTAGCTAATGAAGGGTTTGATCTTGAAAGCGATGAGTACTATACTGAAGTCGATGCTAGGTTGAAAAAGAGTTTTCCACAAAAGTTTAACGAAACACAAACTGAAGTAGAAAATAAAAAACCGCAGCAGAAAGTTGCTTCAGCTGCTAGAAATACTGAAAGCACAACAGGTAAAAGAAAAGTTAAACTTTCTCCTTCTGAAGTGCAGATGGCTAAGAAACTTAACGTACCCTTAAATGAGTACGCAAAATTTGTAAAAAGGTAAAAAAATGGAAAGAGACAATAAGGGTAGGTTTTTAAAACCTGAAAATAACAGAGCTTCCCACTCTGCCGATAATCGTGACTCTGATATGTCACGCAAACCTTGGGCTCCCCCAAGTATGTTAGAAACTCCACCTCCTCCACAAGGATACGTCTACAGATGGATTCGAGCTGAAGTTTTGAATAATGACGACAAAAAGAACATTATGTCTAGGACTAGAGAGGGCTTCGAGCTCGTTCGGTCTGAAGAGATAGGAGACTTCGAGTTGCCAAGTATTCAAGATGGTAAGCATGCTGGAGTAGTTTCAGTAGGTGGGTTGCTATTAGCTAAGATTCCAGAGGAAACCAGAAACGAACGTAACGCATACTACCAAACTAGAACGCTATCTGCACAAGAAGCTGTAGATAATGACCTCATGAAAGAATCTGATGCTCGTTCTCCAATAATGTCTCCAAGGAGAACTTCAAGTGTAACGTTTGGAGGCGGTAAACGAAAATAATTAATAAGGAATAATTATGGCAAATCAAGATGCGGCCTTCGGGTTCAAACTGGTTGGTAATTTGGCAGGTGACAACTTAGGTAAAGTTACAGAGTACAATATCGAATCAGGTTCAACTCAAGGCATATTCTCTGGGGACCCAGTAAAAATGTTAACTGGCGGTTTCATCGACGTAGCCGATGCAGCTGGTGATGTTAAAATACTAGGAGTCTTTAGAGGATGTAAATTCGTCAATGCCACTACAAAAGAAGTAGTGCATTCAGCCCATTTCCCTGCTGCTCAAACAGCAACAGGAGATATAGTAGCATTTGTGGAAGATAATCCATTTAACTTATATGAAGTTCAAAGTTCAGCAGCTTTAGCTAGAACTGATATTGGAGCTAATATAGATATCGCTTATACAGCAGGATCAACCGTAACAGGTCAATCTAAAGCTGAAATAGGTGGTTCTTCAGCCTCTGGTACAGCTAACTACAGAATTGTTGGAGTCTCACAAGATTCAGAAAATAATGAACTCGGCGCTGTTAACGTAAATATGATCGTTTTAATTAACGAGCATGCTTACAAAATAGAAGCTGGAATATAATAAGGAGTAAATCATGGCTATAAATAGAGCACAATTAGCGAAAGAATTAGAACCTGGTTTAAATGCCTTATTTGGCATGGAGTATAACCGTTACGATAACGAGCATGCAGAAATCTTTGAAGAAGAAAGTTCAGATAGAGCCTTCGAAGAAGAAGTAATGATCGTCGGTTTTGGTAATGCACCAGTTAAGCCTGAAGGTTCAGGAGTATCATTTGATAACACAAATGAAGGTTTTACAGCAAGGTACGAGCACGAAACAGTTGCTCTTGCATTTGCTCTAACAGAAGAAGCTGTCGAAGATAACTTGTACGATAGACTTGGTTCAAGATATACCAAAGCATTAGCTAGAAGTATGGCAAACACCAAGCAAATCAAAGCTGCAAGTATTTTAAACAATGCTTTTTCTACTTCATTTGTTGGCGGCGATGGTCAGCCTTTAGTTTCTACAGCACACCCACTTTCAAGTGGCGCTTCAGG